TCTTACGCATAATCAGGGTGATAAACTTTCTGAAGGTAGAATCGTTAATGCCGGCGACGGTGATTCTAACGGCGTAATATTTAAGGTGAATTTTAAAATCACCTCAAGTCTTTCTGATAAACTCAAGCACCTTTTCCCAGGTTACATGTTTTCGGAAAGCCACTTTGCTTCTGGGTATTCGCAACACCCCATATTGCACTGCGAGCGGTATGTTAAAGAACACGAGGCGCTGCAACACACCAGTGGGTTGGTTGTAGACATTGGGGGTAACCCAGTCCGCCATTGGAAGATGGGCAGGAAGAATGTATGGTCCATGTGCCCCGTGTTAACCGCTTCGGACGTCCATAGGAAGAAAAGGCATGAAGACAGTCCCACGTTTATGTATTGTGAACACGTGGCACCCCTTGTCTCTGCTGATTGTTCTTGTGGCCACGCGGGAACGTGGTTGTCTGTGGACAGTTTGTATTATTTGCAAATTGGACAAGTCAACCAGCTTGTGCAAAAAGCAGATCTAATCGCCGTAGTCCATGACTTTAGTCAACAGTCAGGAGACTACTACGGTGAGGCTACATATGAGGTCGGAGGAGATGGCAATGTTTGGATGGACGTTAAAGGAAGTTCCATTGCCTACACGCACTCCTGCTTAAGTTGGATGCGTTCAGCATCTTGCTTTTGGGACAAAAAGGCTAAAACTGGCATGTCGTGGTACATGGTTAAGGTAATTGGTACTAGTATCATTTATCGATTTACCAAGATAGACGCGCCAATCATGTCTGACCCCGTCCCGATCTCATCCACCTTAACGGATGATAAGATCTACTCAGAAGGCCCGCTCTTGTTAGACAAGGCGGAAGTGAAAGGGGTATTAAAACTACTAGACTGCAAGATCTTGCCTTGGGGTCGTGTGGTGGTGGTGCGCAAAGGGAGCAAGAATTACAGTATCCCTAAAAGCGCAGTGGCACACGCTAGGCTTTCTAGCATGTACTTGCCACGCAATTCTGACACTTTCCAAGCTACGGTTAGGAAGGTCAAAGAGTTTGTGGTAAGGGACAATTCGATAAGTGTTAGTGACAAACCTGATTGCATCATGTATGCATCAGCCTTAGGGTTCGTTGCTGACATTGCTGAGGAGTTGTCTTTGTTGAATATGGTTAATTCTTCTGTCGGTAGGTTTAAAGATGCTCACAGCGATGCGTTGGACTTTAAACCGTTAAACGTTGGTTGGTTCTGGAGCCTGTTCTTCAGTGCCTATCAGACGATGTCCAAGAAGAATGTTCCGTCATTGGACAAAACATTGTTGGAGGCCCAACGTAGGGCTCATGATAGTGTCACACGTGGTGGCGCTCTGGATGGTCCAAAGCTGTTGACTGGTTATGAATCAATGAGATCAGTTGACGCGCCAACTGTAGGAAAATTCAAGTTCTCTTACAATTGGAAGAAGCAAAGGACAAAAGGAGCTCACTTTTGTGGCATGGGAGTGGCTAGTTGTATACCGGTTGTGAGTAGCGACACACCGTTGAATGAAGAACGAGCCATTATCAATCGAGGACTAAGACCCAAGTTGGAAGCTAGCGAGGAGGATTGGTATATTGTGGGAGACTTACTGAACACAGAGCTTGTACCCATGACTGTGGTACGCGCTGTCCCGTTTGAAGTTTGGAACAAACGTTTTAAACTCAACAGGCAGAACAGTCAGCGTCGTGCATTGGACAATTTTGAGGCTTGTCCCAATGTCGTCGCTTTGAGGAAAGCATGTGTCAGAAAAGCCTTCATAAAACGTGAAAAACTGTTGAAATCATCCCCTACAGGAGTGGAGGACTTTGACCCCCGTGTCATACAGGGGGTTGGAGACCTAGCTAATGCGCTCCTAGGACCATGGATGTATGGTTTTAGCAAGTGGCTCACGCAAGTTTGGACTGTAGACAATCCTATCACTTACTCGTCAGGCATGACCTGCGAGAAATTGGGTGGTTGGATGGACGATGTCATGGAAAAAGGATACGTACACTTTTTAGAAAGTGACTTCTCCCGTTATGACATGTCACTGGGAGTGGCTGCCCTTAGGGCAGAGCAACTCGTCTACAGGTGTAGGGGCATTGGGCATTGGGCACAAATGGTCTTGGAGGAACAATTGTTTGTGAGGGGTGTGACTAGTCACGGCCACTCGTACTCTAGACCGGGAGGTAGGTGTTCCGGTGACCCAAATACGTCAGTAGGGAATTCCATGTTAACCGCTGGTTCCACAGTGCAAGTCTTACGTTGGTTGGGCATCTCTGATTATAAGATTATAGTCTTGGGGGACGACCAGGTGACTGCACTCAAGGAAATGGTAGATGTGGATTCTGTAGTGGCGGCCTACGCTAGGCTTGGTTTGGTTGCTAAAGTCAAAATACATGACGACCCGGATATGGTTGAATTTTGCTCAGGATACTTCTGGCATAGTGAAAACGGCAGAGTCTGGGGACCAAAACCTGGCAGGATGATATCCAAGTTAGGATATTCCACTAGCCAACAACAAGAACCAACCAAGTGGTTCAAAGGGGTTTTGCTCGGTGTGAAGCAAGACGTTTCTCACATACCCCTATTGAATCATTACGTAGCCCACAGTTTGAAACTGACGAGTAAGGTGTCTGCCAGTGCAGTTCGTGAAGAACATAAATTCCATGTAGGGAAGGAGCACCGGCCAAACGCTGACTCTTACGAGCAGTTTAGGAAAATCTACAGTGTTAGTGACAAAGACGTAGATTCTCTTAAAAACTACATCAGTGAGATCACTAATGTCAACAGTTTGTTGGCCCATCCGGTCTTGGACCAGATGGTTGCCACTGACTGTTAGTGGTTTCAAGCGCGAAGTTAAATACGCATTGGACGGCGCGCGCTATAACTCCCGGTTGGCAGACCGTTATAAAAGGTGAGGGCCTTTAATCTTTGGAATAAGAATCACCTCTGTCAAAAGCTAACAATTGGCTAACCCACGGTTCTATGAAAATAGTTCCGCAGGGCCCC